CAGCGCCTATTTGTTCACCATTTACATTAAGTGCAAATTGTGGAGTTGGTTGTCTTGATAATGATGATGCTAAGTTATTAATAGCAGCCATTACACCACTATTGTCTCCACCACCTCTATTAGGTTTTAGAGTATTAGTAGTTGCATAAATATTATCATTATCATTAAGAGCAGTAATACTACCTTTATCAAGTAACATACGTTTACCATAACCTTGAGAAATAACGTCGTCTCCTTTTGAAAGAAGACCACTAAATATAGCAAATGCAGCTAATGCTGCTCCACCAGCTATGATAGCTCCTACTACAGGTGCTTTAGCAGCAGATTTAGCTATTTCTATAGAAGCATCAGCTGCATTCATTTTTGCTGCTCTTCTTTTTGCTTGAAAATCAAGAATAGTTAAAGCTAATGAAAATACTTGTTTAGCTATATATAATGACATAACTGCTACTAATCCCTCAGTACTGCTTAATATTTTACCCATTAATTCAGCTAATTGACCAAAAGGACCTTCAACCATTTTTCCAACAATGCCTTGTAATCTTTCCATTCCATCATTAAACTTCTCTTGAGCTGATCTTTGGTTGTTAATTTTATCTATCATTTGGTCAGCAGTTAGATTATTTCTTTCCATATAATCTAATTGCTCAGCATTCATTTCAGCTGCTTTATCTCCATACTTATTAATAGCTTCTTGTTTCATTAACATTTCAGCCATTTCACTTGCACTCATTCCAAATGCTTGAGCTAATGATTGTTGAGCAATCACGTTCATATCTTGGAACTCAGCAAGTGAACCCGCTTGGTTAGCCATTTCCTCCATTAAGGTAGCTTGATCACCTGTTAATGCTGCTGCTCTAGCTCTTTCAAAATTAAGTTGTCTACCTGTTATTAATTCTGCTTGTAATTCAGATTCAATTGAAGATTCAAAATTTAAAAGAGATTCAGCTGTTTTATCTACCTGTTCTAAGGTAGTACCTAATTTTTTAGCTTGTATTACTGCTTCACCTATTGCTTTAGGATTACCTTGAAATTTAACAAGTATTCCTGCACTTAATTTAGAAATAGCTGAAAGTAATTCTTTATCGCTAATATGAATTTTATTAGCTTGTTGAGCAGAGAAAGCACTTCTGCGAATATCAGCAAGGTAAGTTTTAGTAGACATTCCTGCTGCTGCTGAAAATTGGGCTAATTTACCTGCTTCATCAGCTGTTAATCCAACTATTCCAGTTAAACGAGCAAATGTTTCTACTTCTTCTTCACTAAATTTAGCTGCAAATCCTAACTGTTGAGTAAGCTCTGTTTGAGCTTTCTGCATTTTCTGTAGGCTAAGAAAACCATCTTGGGAATTAAGTACGAAACTTTGAAAATTATCTGAAAGTTTTTTAGCTGATTCTTCTGTAGTTCCCATTGCCCTAGCCATATCAATTGTTCCTTGATTGACTACTTTAAAGGCAGTTATTAAGTATGTAAATAAACCTCCTAAACTATTTTTAAGAAGTTCATATCTTTTAGTAATTTGATTATATAAACTTTTTTCAAGTTTTTCTTGTTGTTGTAATTCTTTTTTTCTTTTTGATTCTTCGTCATTTACTTCCTTAAGTTTAATTAATTGAGATTGAAGCTTCTCAATCATTGAAGTAGCTAAATCATTTTCAGTTATAGCTTTTTTAATAGCTTCTTCTGCTCTTTTATTTCCATTGATTTGAGCTCTAGTTAAATCATTATTTAATTTAAGTCTTTTTAGCCCAAGTTTATCAATATCTTTTTGAACAGATAATAATTTAGCATTTAACTTTGCTGTAACATTTTCTCCTTTTTCAAATTTATCTACAAAATCTATTGCTTCGTTTTTTAAATCTGATATTTTATTTGTTAATTTATCAGATAGAAGGCTCCCTATATTATTTAGCTTATTCTGCAGAAGATCAAATTGTTCATTGATCTGATTAAGTTGTTGTTGTAATTGTTGTGGGTCAGCCATAGTTAGATATTACATCGTATAAATATTGAAGGTGCCTATTTCTTGGGCACCTTCGTAGTATATGTTGGAGCTATGTTAGGTCGTGCTATATCGTTTTTGTTAGTATTTTTTAGTATACTTTGTTGCTTTTCAGCCTCTTCATTTTGTTTATCGTAATGCTCCTTTATTAAATTAAACGTAGTTCTACGCAACCATAGTGGCATATTATAGACAGTATCCCAATCATATCCACCTTGTCCATGAAATACTATTTCATGAATTTGTTTAAATAGTATAGGTCTATACTCAGGCGTCAGGCCAAAAAAAGTTAAGAGAAATAGGAATCGCTATACCCTCCCCTGTATAGTTTTCATCATCTGGGGTGAATTTTAATTCAATATCAGGTTGTACTTTAGCATAATATTCACGGAAAGCTCTAGCATCAGCAGCAAGTAAATAATTATCTACGAAATCACGAATGGTTTTTTGTTCACGATCACCATTCACTGAGGTAATTGTATATTTTAGGCGTGTAGTAACATCAAATGATCCATTTGGATTTACTTTTTGTAAACCTTTAACCTCAGCCTCAATTTTCTTTTCATCACCGTGTGTTAATAATTTAAATGTTAACACAGTACCTGTTTTAGGAGTAGCAAATGTAAATTCATTTATACCAGCTTTGAATAATGATTCATCTAATGGTTTTTCATTCAATGTAGATAAGTCAATAGTAGCATCTTTTTCATTTCCACGCTCGTCTGTGTATTTAAATGAATAGTCTTTACCATATCCTAAAACACGAGCAGCAACTAGTATTGCATTTTTATCACCAATTAATAATTCATCATAATTGATTGGTGTTACAATTAATGATTGTAATAATTTATCAATAACTGTGCCTTGACGAATGAAATTAGCATTAGTAAGAATATCTTCTTCCTTAGCCGTCATATATTTCATTTCTATTTCACCTGCTGATAGTGGTGATTCTTTTGGGTACAATAAACCTTTTGAAGGTAGCGAAACTTTTTCAGTTGGTAATTTTAATTCAGCCATAAACTAATTTTATTTGTTATATATATAAATATACGAAAAAGGAAGACGTCTGCAAAGCAGACGTCCTCAAGAAAAGAAATATGAAGAGTGATTAGAAGTTCAATACGCAATAATCCATAGCGATCGTTACGGATAAGTTAATTGCAGCTTCGCTAGCCCAATCGTATTCACCGAAAGTGGCAGTTTTGCAATAAGCACCTTTGATAATCCACTCACCTACGATATCACCTACTGGACCTAAAATATCTAATGTTAAATCTTTTTTGTAGAAATCGGAATATCCATCACGACCAGTTACTGATTCGTGTGCTAAACGAGCCCACTCCATTACTGCTTGTGCACCACTTGGAGTTACAGGATCGTAAAGGCTTAAAGTCATATCATTCCAACGAACCTTACCTTTAACTTTACGGTAAACGTTGATATGATCTAAGATGATTTCTCCAGCTTCGAATCCAGGAGCAGCAGCTGCTTTGATTAAATATGCTGGGATTCCATCAATATACATGATAAAGCGATTCTGAACTTTTGGTTCAAACGCTGTAAACATGATTTCATTTGGGTTTAATACTGCCATTTTATTTGAAATGTTTAATTGCTGTTAATAAATATTAACTGGCTGAGTCCCTTATGCAGGGAACTCAGCACCAGTTGGAGTTAAGTTAAAGTTCAAGATAATGAATTCAGCAGTCTTAGTTGGTTGGATGTAGATCTGGCCTACTAACTGATTTCTATCGATTACATCAGGTGTGTTGTTGGATTCATCCATAATCACCTTGTAAGCGTATAAACCTTGACGTTGAACTACTGATTCAAGATATGGGTTTACTTGGCTTAAGAAGCGGTTACGAGTAACTGCTGTGTTTTGTTCGAATACCAAGTTACGAGCAACACCACCAATGAAGTCTTTCAATGCAATTAACAAACGACGAACGTTTACACGATCGAGAGATGTTGGTTTGCGTTGTAAGGTTTTCTGACCCCATACACATACCCCAGTTCCTGGGAATGTAGCTAATGGGTTAACATTTCCTGTATATAATGTATCACGATCTGATTGAGATAAGCGGATTTGAGCTCTTACTACTGATGGAATACCACCACGATTCAAACCTGCTGGGGCGAACCATTCAGCACCTACTTGGTCATTGAATGCTAATACACCACCGATTACTGTTGATGGAGGACACCATACAGTCTTACCTAAGTTAGAGCTAAACAATTGTACCCAAGGGAAATATGTAGCTGCATAGTTGCTATTTGCACCAGCTGCTTTTTGTACTGCTCCGTTTACTGTAGCGTTAGTGTAAACACCATTATCTACAATTGCGATAGCATCACCACGGCCTTCAGCACATGCAATCATATTATCGCTAGCTGCTGTATCTAAACCAACACCTGGAGCTAATAATACGTTGAAGCTATATTCATCCTTATTTGATAATAATGTGAAAGCGCGATTGTAATCATCTGGTGTGAAACCTTGAATGTTAGTTATAGTAACTGCTTCATTCATTAATTTAGGTAGGTTAGTATCAGCTACACCACCGTTAAATGATCCACCATATGAACCGCTACCTACTTGAGGTAAGCTAGCGCTATATTGAGCTTTGAAATTACCGTTGTTGTCAAGTGAATCTACGTTTGGAGTAGTTACTGAAGCAACACGAATGTATAATGATTGATTTGGATATGTACCTTCAAAATCAACACGACCATTGTTTACATCATATTCTGGTTTTAAATCACCAATTACACGAGATATATAGTTTGGAAGTTGTGGGTCTAAACTTACATTAGCCCATGTTTCTAAGATATTCTTTTGAGCATCGTTATCATCACCACGACGTACTACAATTGTAAATGTACCACCATCGCTACCAGTGTTTGCATTAGTTACTTCCCAACGTACGTTTTGAGCTGAACCACTAGCTAAAGCACCACTTACTATGCTGGAAGTGTTATTCATTTGGTTACCCCAAGCTAATGTTTCAAGTATGAATGATGAATTTACAGTACCGTTAACACCATTGTTAAACAATTGTACTGTACCATTAGTATCGTAAACCCAATCTAATGAACGGCTTACAAACCAATTGTTGTTAGGAACATCATTTTGGTTAGCTGGTACTCCAATTGCACTGATAGTTAAAATACTAGAAGCATAAGATGCTGTAAAGTTGTTTCTAAAGAAACTAGCACTTGTATTAATAGAGGCAGTAAGGTAATTACCTACCTGGTCAACTGTTGGAGTAGCACCAACACCAATATAGAAGATTTCTCCTACTGTGTCAGCAAATGATGCTCCAGCTGCCAACCATGATGTATTTTGTACTACACCAATCCAATAATCATTTACACCAGGAATACCTAAGCGCATAAATGTAGTAGATCCAGCACTACCTGTATCGATTCCACTAGTTAAGTTAAATGAAGCAGTTGCTCTAGTACCAACAGTAGCATTAACTGAACTAGGTACAGTAGCTTGAGCATAAGTATCAATACCACTAGAACCACTAACGATACGAGTTACTAATAATGATTGGCCACCATTTTGGAAATATTCACGAGCAACTTGTGACGTGAAATATTCATAATAATAGCTACCACTCTTAAATGTATCACCAAATACTGATAAGTACTGAGTGTAAGTGGTAACATAAGTTGGTACGAATGGGCGGCCGCTAACTGTAGGACCTACAACAGCTGCACCAAGGGCTGGTGGGGCTTGAGTGTATAAACTTTGATCTGATTCGATCTGGAATACACCAGGAGAAAGAATAATTTCTGCCATTTTATTTGTAATTGTTTAAATTTATATTAGGGATTACCTAACGATAAATATTTACAAAGACCCACAAACCGCAGAAAACGGGGTAAATTAGAACGGAGTTATTACACCAGTTTCAGGATCGATATTTCCTACACCGTATTTTGACTGTAATGTAGAAATTACTTCTTTTTCACGTTCACCTAATTTCTTAATGTCTTCTAAAACATTAGATTTTTCGGTTTCAATCAACGTTTTATTAACAAGTAAATTTTGAAGTTGTGCTTCAATTGATCCAAGTTCAAATACGAACTTGTTGTACTGTTGTTGCAATTCTTTAATTTGTTGCAACTCTTCAGGAGTAAGTTGTTTTGTTTCTGACATAATCTTTATTTTATTGTTCCCAGCGTTTATCTGGGCATGCTTCTTGTCCTGGTAGAGGACTGAATATTTTTTTACTTAATGGGCATCCACATTTTCCACAAACATGTACATCTACCATTGCTGTGTAAGTATTGTGAGGACACTTACTACACACAGATGCACGATATTCGGCAA